GATGTCGGTGTGGAGGATCTGTAGCTGTGTGGCTATGTTTTCAACCCCTGCGGTGAGCCGAATAACGGCCTCCCGCGCTTCATCGTTGCGCCGTGAAAACCCCATGCTGCCCATCGCGGCCCAAGTGATAGAGGCGCCGGCCACAGCGGCTAGAACTTCAATCACGGGCCTCAGCTGCTTTGGCTTCAGGCTATGGATCAGGCGCCTGTTGCAGCACCGCCAGCAATGATCAGATCAATCGGCTGCAGCCCTAGCTCAGCGTTGATCGTGCCATCAGATCCAAGCGTGACGGAGACGTTGACGTAGCCAGCGCTGCGGTGCTCCTCCTCTGGTGCTTCGATGTATCGCCAGCGGGTATTGGTTGGCGCCACGTTGCCGGTGAAGGTGTGACCACGCCAGATGATCGGCGGCAGCTGGAAGCTCCTGTATCCGCCGCCCTGGCCCTGGTAATGCTCGCGGATCAGCGCTGCCTCTGCATCGGTCAGCGCGGAATATCCCAGCGTGAGCTGGTAGTTCTGCGGCGTGACGCTGTGCCTGAAGCGCACGATGCCAGCGCTCAGTGATGGCTGCTCCGTCAGCGGGAACAACCCGAAGTCGTAGGCCCTGGTGGCAGGTTCCAGCTCAGGGAACGTGGCCATTAGTTCTGGAGCGTGATGGTGCTGGCAGCCACTGCAAAGGTGCCGCCGCTGCTGGATACATCGCTGCCAAAATCCGCATAAGCAACCAGTTCATCAGCGCTTGATGCGCCACCGCGAGATTTGTAGTAGACGCAGCCGCGAGCGGTGATGGTGCTGCTGGCCCAGGATACGGCGCCGAACTGAATGGTGACTTTGTCGTTGGCGGTGTCCTTGGTGACGGTGACAGCAGACGCTACGCCGCCAGCGGTGTATCCGGTGCCGCTCACTTCATTGGTTACGTCGTCGCGGAAGTCATGCGTATCTTTGTTCGGCGTGTAGCTGCTGGTTACCAGCATCGCCTTAAAGGTATTGGTGTCGAAGTCAATGTCACCGCGCGCCATCTCGTCAGGTGCTGAGTTGTAGATCAGGGATGCCATGGCTATGCCGGGTGTTAGTTACAGGTTAGGCGCCCGATGCAGCACCAGCCGCCAGCGATGCGGTGATGGTGAGAGCAAACCCTAGCGATTCAACGCTAGCCGCACCAGCCGCAAAGCTGATCGTGATTGTCTGCGCCAGTGGTGTCACCGTTGCCAGTGTGACGCCGATAGTGAACTCAGCGCCATTGATGTTGGCGCCTTCAGGTGGCACCGTCACCAGCTCCACGGTCACGTTGTAACGCTGAGCGCAGGGGATATCCTCAACCTGTGGTGCGCTGCCGTAGATCCAGCTGTAGCCGGTGGGCGTGAAGTTAGCCGGCGTGGTCATGCCACTGAGCAGGCTGCTAGGGATGGCGAAACTTAGGAAGCGCCCCTGCTGGCCGATGTAGTGACTGCGAACGCTGAGCATCTCAGCCTCAGTTAGCCCTAGAAACGTGAGCCGTAGCTGCTGTTCCAGAATGACGTTGCTGGAGCGCACACGAACCTGCAACCCATCCAGAGTGGGGATCTCTGAGTGCGGATGCCGCCCTGGCGTGAAGGTCCGGCTGGATGGGGTGAGGGTGGGGAAGGTGGCCATGATTATTCGTAGTCGTGCTGGATGCCAGGGACGCCGCTAAATCCGTAGTAAAGAGGTGCAGCGGCTTCCACGTTAATCAGCACAAAGTTAACGCCACTTGATTGGCCAGCAACTACATATTCCCATTTGTATGGGCCACATGCGCCGCCTACTCCATAGTAAATTTGAAACTCAATAGGACCAGAAGCGTTAAACTCTGATGCCAATCTGGTAACGTTAGCCGTCCCAAATGATCCTCCAGTTGTGCCAGCGAAAGAGCAATTTATATCAAGCAACGTAGTAGTCCATGCCAGCGATCTCCACCTATGCGTAGTAAATGTTCCCGCTGGTGGCAATGGAGGCGTCAAAGGCATAGGCACAACCCATCCGTTGGGATCACCCGGCGTAATGCTAGTCGGCCATTCTTCAGGCCAGTTGGGGCTATCAGGGGTAAGTTCTTTCTGGGGCCAGCTGTCGTATGGGTCATACTGCTTATCCATCCCATCATCGGGATTCTCTTCCGTAGGCTCAGCATCGCCAAAATCTTCACCTTCATCAAGCCCGTCAAGGTTGGAGCCATAGTCAGGGAACGAACCCGTCGTAAACGTCTCACCCGGCACGCTGGTATCGCTTGACGAGTTCACATCGCAGGTAATGCCGCTCAACCCTGTGGGTAGCAATAGGCCGGTGCCTGTGGCGGCGTTAACCTCCTGAGCCACCACGCTGGCCAGGTTGGCATCAACCGGGAAGTGGGTTAGGTCGAGCTGCACCTCACCCGTGATTGACTTGCCGATGCGGTCCACCTCGTAGAGGTAGTCGTGAACGCTGTCCGCTCCGGTGGATGCGATGCGATCAAGGCGCACTCGCACCAGATCACCAGCCGCCAGGGTGGGGTTGTATCCATCAGGCTTTACGCCAAGCTGTAGCCGGTGGGTAACGTGCTTGCGCTTTGACAAGATGTAAGCGCCGACCTTGACTGCGTGGTTTTCAGTAGAGCAGAATCCGCTCAGGTCGTGTTGCTCATACGGGCCATCGGCAGCAGTGCCGGTGTAACGCACCTCAGCAGTGCGCATTACAGGGATACCTAGATCATCCTGCTGGCGCCACAGCACGGTGGCGCAGAATGGCTTACGGTCTGCCAGCGGCGTATATGTGATCTCAAAGCTGCCTGGGATTATGTGCTCCTCGGTGAACGTAAACACCCAGCTCACTGCCGTGGTCTTGATCGTGCCATTGGCGTTGGTTGGGATTAACGGCTTGAGCGCTTCCTTGCCGCCGATCCGCGCCTGACGCAGCAGGAAATACTGGAGCGTGTTGCTGATCCAATCGCGCAGGTTGGTGGATTGGCTGACCACGCCATTGAACCACAACCCGTTGGCGTTGGTGAATGTCGCCGCTGCCAGGAAGCTGGTTGCGGTGTCGATCATTGCCTCGGGCACTCTGGAGCTATTGCGCAGCAGATACAGCAGCAGATCGGCCACGTTGTTACTGGGGCCTGTGACACTATCGAGTAGCCGTGGACCATAGATCCCGCCACGAATGAAGCAATGCACCTGGCGGTTCCACTGATCAAATCCTGCCGGGATGGTGACCGAAAACGCCATCGTGCTGAGCCCGTCATAGGTGCCGCTGGTGCCGCAATAGGTTGGCGCTTCTAGGTTTGGTGTGTTGTCGATGAAGTTACCGGCCACGAACGTGCCAGCGCGTCTGTCGTAGGTCTGGGTGAAACTGCCCACCCGGCAGGCGCGTTGAAATACATCGCGCACCTGGATCGAGTCGATCTGGCCCTCACTTAGGACCAGGTGGTAGCTCGCTGTGATGTTGCTGGATGCATCATCGGAGAATCTGGCCTCTGTTGCCGGCGGACTGAGCAGCACACCACCAGTGCCACCAGTGCGGCGGCAGAACACAATCGGGATTGGCTCACCGATAACTGCGCCGCGCTGTTTCTGATCCAGGTTGTCAGCACCACTGGCGCCGGCCTCGGTCAATGGTGTTCCAACCACTCCGCCTTGAGCGGCTAGGAAGGCCAGGGGATCACTGCCGATGATGCTCATAATTTGCAGGGTGCCCCGATTAGCCGGGTGGAGAATGTGCGCGGCGGAACTTGAGCGCCGACTGGTGAAAGGCTGCTGCCTAGCTGCATCTGGATTGACGTAAAGCCACCAGACACACCAACCACCTCGCCTAGGTACGACGCGATCAGCGTCTGCCCAGCCTGCGGGGTGCTGTTGCCCAGGATGGTGTCGAACTCGTATAAGCGCAGCTCTGCTAGTCGGGCTTCATTAAGCGCCTGCAGCACCACCTCCATCACGTTAGTGGTGGCCGGCAAGGTTACTGAGATCGAGGATTCAGATTGCACCTCGCCAGCGGTGATGCCATCAGCATCGAATGGCTGGTAGCTCCAGGCTGCGCTCTCCCATGTGACGCTGGAGTTGACGTAGTAGGACTGCCACCGCTGGTAGGTGGTGGAGCCTGAGAAGATGCGCAGGTACTGTGATTGACCGCGAGCCATTACCGCACCCCCGTGGCGTAGCGCCCTGCAGGTGTCCTGAGGCTGGCGTAAACGCCATCAGCGGTCTTGCGCATGGCACGCTCCAGGTCAGCCATGGAGACGTATTGCTGGCCGCCTTGCTGCATCACCGGGCCAGTGGTGACATTGATCTGGGCATTGCCGCCCACGAAGCCGCCATTGGCAAAGGCGGGAATTGCAGCACCACCGCGAGCGCCGTTGAGGTAATTCATGGCGAAGGCCGCAGCTTTGCGCTCAGGCACGATGTACTCAGGGCCAGCCTCACCAACTACGGCAAGCGTTCCTTGGCCGACGTAGCCACCCTTGGCAAACTGGGGAACTTTCAGCGTTGGCAGCTGGTCGAATCGTGGCCCTCCTACCTTGGCTGATATTGCGTTGGTTGCTCTGATTAGGCGGTTAATGTTTTCAATAGCACCATTGACCGCATTAAAGACACCACGCAAAATGCCATTTAGGACGCCCTTAATTGCAGTGCCAACGCCAGTAAATACGTTCTTGATTGTGGTTGCGGCTACGTTCAATGCCTTAGGCAAAAACTCCACCATCGACTGCCACGCCTTGGATATTGGCGTAGTGATGTAATCGGTAAAGAACTGACTGATCGGCTTGCCCCAGCTCACCAGCCACCCAGCAAAGTCGGTCAGCGGTTTGCGGAACAGCACCACCATCGCCACCACAGCAGCCACAGCGAGCACGGTCCAGCCGACAGGGCCGGAGAAGAAGGCCAGCAGGCCAGGCAGCAGGGTGCCGGTCAGGAAGGTCAGCAGGCCGGTAAATGCGGCGCTGATCGCCGTGATTGCAGGGCCAATGGCTCCCGCCCAGCCGGCAATGGTGGCGCCGATCTTTAAGCCGGCCAGGACGGGGCCGATGGAAGCAAGAGCGGTAATGGCCGGAGCCAAGAGAACAAAGCTGATTGCCAGCAAACCAGCGGCAACAATTATTCCCTGCAGCGGGCCAGGCAGCGCATTGAAGCCATCTAGCAGCTTTACCAGCGACTCAGTTATTGCGGTGATTGACGGAAGCAGCACCACGGCCAGCTTGCCGCCCAGCATCCCCACCTTGCCTTGCAAAGTCACCATGGCAACTTCGCCCGCCTTGGCATCCTTGGCGTATTGAGTTGTCATTGCGCCAAATTTGCCGATGGCTTCGCCGCCCATATTCAGCATTGGAATCATATCGGCGCCAGCCCTTCCGAACAGTTGCAACGCTATCGCGGTTTTTTCAGCACCGTTAGGCATTGCATTGAACTTGTTGGATATTTCCAGCATGATCTGATCTGTATCTTTTAGCTTGCCGCTTGCATCTACTGCGCTAATTCCCATCGACTTCAACGCTTCACCGGCTTGACCTTGACCGTTCTTCGCTTCCACCAGTCCCTTGCTTAATTTAATCATTGCCTTGGTAACGCCTTCAACATCAGTGCCGCTAACCTTTGCGGCCTTTGAAAACCTGCTCAATGCTTCAACGCTGACTCCTGTTTTCTGACTTAGGTCAAACATTTTTGCCGCATTATCCATTGAGTTCTTCGCCAAGGTGATCAGCCCTGCACCAGTAGCAAGCGGCACCAGAGCACCAAGCGCACCGCCTAGCCCACCAGCAGCGCCAGCCAGTCCCCTCAGTCCGCCCGACACCTTGCCAGCAGTGCTGCTCAGTCCGCCGATGGCACGGCCCAGAGCGTTGACCTTGCCCTCGCCCTCAACGTCTGCCTTGATCTTCAGCAGCGCTTGCATCTGTGCCATTACTTCGCCTCCTTGTTGATCAGGTCGCGTGCGTGCAGTTCCATGATCTGCAGGTCTTCCATCACGCGGGCCAGATCCTGTATCTGGTACAGGCTAGCCATCTGCAACACCACGCCATAGTCCAGCCCGATCACACCACTGGCACCGCAGCGCCACTGCGTCATGCAGCGCAGGAACAGGCTCAGCAC